AATGCAATAGTAGTAAAATACGAAAATGGGTTATATTTATTACCCTTACTATCTACTGCATTAATATCAAATTTTTTATTGAATAAAGCTGTGAACATTTTAACTACTGCATCACCAACCATTTCATCTTTATATGAATAATTTATAAAGTTAGGAGCGTAACTTAAACCGTTCGCAATTTTAGTAATCATTTCACCTAATTCGTCCGCACAAACGCCTGTTTTGTAATATTCTGCAATAGCTGCTTTAAACTCTTTAGAATTTACATAGTGTTCTTTACTTTTAGGTTTTAATTTTTTGCCGTTCTTAGGCTTTTTCGCTTGCATTATATAAAGATTTTAAAATACGGAACGTACTAATCAACTGTTCTCGGTAAAATCAACAACTTTTGTTTGTATATTTTCCTTCTGGTATAATTCTATACGTTTTTCTGAATGTTGGGTACTATATCGTAATTGATCAGCAATATCTATAATAATAAGTTTCTTTTTATTTTTATGTAACCTCAATCCTCTTCCGATTGATTGAAGAATTTTAATTTTTGCTTTACCTCCAGAAGCAAAGATAATATAATGTAAATTATTAATACTGATACCAGTACTGAATATTTTACTAATAGCAATACAAATAATGTTATCATTGCTTTCGATAAGCTTTTTAATTTTATCACGTTCTTCGACATCTACTTCTCCTTGAATAAAATATACTTTTTTACTTTTATCTTGACTTAATACGTTATAAAGTTCTTCACCATGTCTTATATAATCTACTAAGATAAGGGTATTCTTTTTAACTCCAGTAGATAATTTTTTAATTATATTATTTCTAAACTCATTAGTAAATAAGAATTCGAATTCCTGCCTATAACGTTCACCGGGGTCATTTATTTCAGATGAGTAACGAGGTTTATTAAAGTAATGCAACTTTACAATTTGAATTAAAGCATTACTTACATACTGTTCTAATCTTAACTCATAACTACCCTTTTCATAAATGGTTGGACCTATTTTACCAAAAATATTCCACATATCAGCATCGTTATCAGGTAAGGTACCCGTAAAGCCGAATTTATTTGGTGTATTAATCTTAGATACAATTTTATTAATTTTATTTTTAGCTCTTATTTTATGAACCTCATCTATAATCAATACATCAACGTAATTAATAAAGTCAATATCACTTTTTTCACTTTGTAAAATACCCATATTAGCAATTATAACATTGTCTGCAATGTTAACTGGGTTATTACCGGTCCATTTACCGTGAGTAAAACTAACTTTATAATCTTCTAAATCTTTGAACGTTTGATTAACCAAACCTAAATCAGGAACTATAATTAGAGCTTTCCAAGTCTCTTTATTATCAACAGATTGATAAATGCGTTCTAATAAATTAGCCATGGTAAGTGTTTTACCACCTGCGGTAGCAAGCACAACAACACCTCTACCAAATTTCATACATTCATCTACAATTTCTTCTTGATAATCACGTAAGTTTAAAGCTAGAGATACTTTCTCTGCTTCAATTTTAGGTTTAATTACGTCTAATATAGTATTATCTAATTCAATAGGTTCATTAGGTAATTCTCTTTTAATAAACCTAACTATATCTAACGTCATACCCACATCATACTTACCCATGGGTGTGATTATATATGAACGTTGGGGAACATACCAATTTCCCCTACGTCTTGCAAAGACTGCTCCTTCATTAGGATAAGAGAAATGTTCCCTGACTAAATCTAGTTGATCAATCTTAATCGTAGCTTTTCGTTTTTTACTATCGTAATTAAACTTAGCCATTAAAGAAATTATATAACAATAACTTAAGTACTCAAGTTATGCTGGTAATTCGTCAGCAGAAAGACCAGCACCAAATTTTTCGTACTCCGGGGTATCAACTGAAAAATTATCTTTGTCAAAAATTTCTCTAAAGTAATCAATATAATGCCTGTCAAATTTACCCCATCTTACTAATTCTACATACTGTAAAAGCGGGGAGTCACCTTGACCCTCTTCCCTTGAAATTAATGTACCACCTTTACCTTGTTTACACGCAATGTAATTCCATTTTTTAGAGTAATCTCTAAAATCATCTGAAGTTTCTAATTCCCACCCAGAAAAATCATTTTGTCTACTATTTAATAATTCTACAAAGTCTCGTTTTCTCCAAATAGCAGCTTGTAATGAATTTCTATACATATTATCTTTACTAATAATACCAAAATCTCTATTACACATAAAACTGCTTTGAACTTCCAAACTTTCATCAGGACCCGGCATAGATAAACACCTTACTTTTGAAATGTCAAAACGGCGCATATAATCAATAGTATGAATAAAATTTTCCTCAATAACATCATTAACCAAAATTTGGTCTTCTACCATATAAAGAATATATTCTGTATCAACTTTATCTAAAACTTGCAATAACATTGGTTTAAAATGTGTTGCATCTTCTCTTGCGTCGATACCAGTAACAACAAAGTCAATAGTATCAGATTCAAAATGTTTATGGTTGCAAGGTGATAATACTTTGTACGGGCATTGAGGCCAATGTTTGTTAAAATATTTTTCCCATACTTTTAAAATTGGTTGATATGGGTCCGACGATAAAATTACTAATGTAATATCACTCATAATTAATTAACAATGAAAATCTTTCGAGGTCTTTAGGACTACCTATAACATGTTGTTTTTCGTGTTGCTTTAACTTGTAATCTCTTACAATTTTACCTTCTTGAATTAAAGGATTGAAAGTATGTGATACATAAGTTTCGTCATTATAAGTTAACCCTTGTTTTTTTGCTTCTTTATACGATCGAAAATAATCACTTGCTTTTTTCCAATAATGAGTACCAATTAAACCTTCATTACTAATAACTTGTTTTTCGGTTACATTAAGAGCAACTCTATTCTTATCATATCTTGCAAAACTATAATGAGGATCAACAGTGTTAATTGTAACTAAAGCTGCATCTAATTCATTAGTGTGTAAAAATTCAATAAACCGGCTACTTTCCCAATCTAAAACTTGATCAACATTAGATTGTAACATTGGTTCATTATCAGGTATAATACCTTCTAATTTAGAAATAGTTTCAGCTGGTCCGGAAGTAATTTCAGGTAAGAAAATAGTTACTGCTTTATCACAAAATTTTTCAATCTCTTGTGTTACTTTATATGTTTCTCTGTGTTCATCTAAAGCTATAAAATATGCTTTATTAATATGTTCATCAAGGTCGAGTGATAGGTAAGCTCGGTGTACCATAGACAACCCATTAATTTTTAAATACGGTTTTGGGGTGTTAATACCTTCCTTAGAAAAGGAAGAACTTTTGCCTGCCATTGGTATTACAAGATTCATCATTATGATTTAAGTGTATTGCTCACATATTCAAATAAATGTGCAGCAACCCCATCACCACCGTTAACCGGTAGTATGCAAGAAACGTTTTTTATTTCAGAAATTGCATCTAGAGGACAAAAAGCAAAACCTACATTTTTCATAATTTCTAAATCTTGAATATCATCACCAACAAATGCAACTTGACTAGAAGGTGTGTTATATGTAAAACATATATCGTTTAATTTTTGGTTTTTATTTTCACCCTTTTTTATGTTAACATGGAAAAAATCGAATTTACGTCTTTTAGCAAAAGCAGGATTTATATCTAAACTACCCGAAAATAATATAGCATTTATATTAAGCTCATTTTTAAATCTTCGTAAAGCTGTTATATCTTTTTGATTGTATGTTTTAGATATAACTTTACCCATATCATCATAAACAGCTTTGCCGTCAGTTAAAACACCATCTATATCAAAAATAACTAATCTTATATCTATCATAATGTTTCTAATTTTTGAATTTCAATAATATTTTTTATATCAAAACTCATACCGTTAAATATTTTTTCTACCTTTTCTAAAAATTCTATTACAAGTTCCAAGTCACTTATTCTGTTATTTATTTCTTTAACGGGGTCCATATTCCATGCAACTTTTTCAGCAGCAGGTACAGACAATCTTACATTACTTTGTTCTTGAATTTGTTTAGTTAAAAGTTGAATTAATTTATGCTTTTTTGTTTTTAATTCATTTACTTCTTGTTTGTGACGAATTAGTCTACCAACCCATAAATGTTTTTTACCAGGCAACCCTAATTGCACATCTTTTATATTGAGTTCATCTATAACCAAATGCTTTTTTAACTCTTCATTGTATTGATCTATAATAGAACTCATTTAATTATAGTATAGCTTAAATACTTATGATGTCAATGTTTCGAAAGCTATTTATGAAATTACTTGATGAAGACGGTAACGTCGCTGGATCAGGTGGTGCATTAGGTAGTTGGACAACAAGTCAATTTTCTGGTGATTATTACGCTCCTGGAGACAGCAGAATGCCAAAAGTATTAGGCGGGGTACAAAGACGTAATATGAGCTCTTCAAAAAAGAAAAAGAAAAAGAAGAGCACAAAAAAGAAAAGTAAAAAATGACAGTTGATAATTTAGGGCATTGGACTTATAATGGGAAAAGAGATGATATACCTGAGGACTTCTTCGGTTTCATCTACGTTATAACAAATACTGTTACCGGAAAGAAATATATCGGCAAAAAACAGGCACAGAAAGTAGCTAAACTTCCTCCTCTTAAAGGTAAATCACGCCGTAGACATGTTATAAAAGAAACAGATTGGAAAACTTACACTTCTTCTTCAGATAAAGTTAATCATGATTTAATTGAGTACGGAAAAGATAAATTTATTTTCGAAATTGTTAGATTTTGTAATTCTAAATCAGAACTTGCATATTATGAAGCTAAATTACAGTTTGATAATGACGTTTTATTACATGAAGATAAATTTTATAACGGGATCATTAATTTAAGACTCGGTAAAATAAAAAAGAGTTGAATTAGTTTGCAGTTCAGTTAAAATCTCCTTGTGAGCTTGGAATTACCTCAGTATAACGTTACGTTAATTGACTTTCAAACAATTCATTTAAGTTTCGAAAAGTCTCTGATGAATGAGCTTCACGATTTACATTTAATTGATAGTTTACCCGAGTTAAGATCGGATAGTAAGCGGTTAATTACACATTATATCATAAAAGAAACCGTAGATTTTATAAACAATTACGAATCAAACAATAAAATAATAGTCTATTTTAATAATACACAATTTAATGATAGTGAAATGTTAAAATATATTGACGAAGTTGTTTATCTTAAACTCTTAACAAAGGTTCTTCTTAAAATTAGATCAGTACTACCAATAAAAGTAGTTATTTCAAGTAAAAGCTTGGATTTCTTTAGTCATTTATTAACAATTGACGATGGAAGAGCAAAAGGCACGCTTTATCGTATAGTCAACACTATCAATAAGTTTAAAGTAGAAAATTACACTTTCGAAAAAGTAAAGAAATATGCTAAACTATATGGTTTAAATTTTCTCAGTAAAGATTACTTTAATGATATTAAAACTAAACATATTGCATTTAGATAAATATATTATATGAAGTTCGAACAAGCTATTAAAGAAGGTTTTTCTAACTACGTTTCACAAGATGAAGAATCTTTAGACGTTGGTAAGGATATTCTTCAATTAGTTCACAATATTGTTAACGATAGAGGTATTCAGCAGTATGCAGCAAGTCAAGTTGATGAAAACCCTGAATTATTTAAAGCAGTTCAAAGAGTTTATTTTTCAATAGACGATCTAATACAAAACGGTAATAAATTACCTGCAGAAGATGGTGAAGAATTTGACGATCAACAAAATGCTAAAGCTGATTTAGATGACACTATTGAAAGAGAAGCTAGAAGAAATCCTAATGCTGCTCATGAAATGAGAAGAAGACAAGGAGCAGTAGATGCTGGTTTGAAAAAATATAAAGACACAACTGATGATATTATCAGACAAGTAAAGGAAAAATTATGAAAATATCTAGCAAATTTTACAAATTAATTAAAAATAAACGTTCTCTTTTAGAAAACACTGCGGGTTTATCTGAACCACCGCCAGAAGGTGTTGAAGTGTCTCAAGTTGATATGCAAGTTCAAGAACCAGCACCCGAACCTGAAGTTCAAAAACTTACTTCTGAAGGTGAACTTGAATTAATACGTTTAGTTAAAAAAGCTTTATTCATTAATACTAATCCTGATGATATTCCTGATGATATTGCTGATGATGAAATTAATGAAAAGAATGGTCGTCAAAAACTTTCAGATTTGAAAAGATTTATTGGCACTTATTCAGACGACCCAGATATAGGATATTAATATGAGCAAATATACCTCACTACACGATATATACACTGAAAATACACTTGGTAAAAAAATTACACCTTTACGCGAACGAGTTCAGGTGTTTTTTAAAGCTGAAAGTGATCAACAACCTAAAGTAGTTGGTGCTATTGACGATGAAACAGCTGCTAAATTAAAAAGAAAAATATTAAACAGTAGTGAGGGTACAGTAAAAATTCTAAACGATATTTTAGAAAAATGTGATTGGAAAGGTACCAACGAAAAAGAATATATTCAAAAAATATTAGGTCCTGTTAATGAAGCAGTAGAAAATACTTCTGATGTTAATAATAAAGAGTTAAAAGAATTTGCATCTCAAAAGAAAACCAAAACACTGTTTTTGGAAACTATGATTAATGCTGCTGAAAACGAAACAACATTTAGTATAATCGACCCACTTGAAGATGCAGTAAAAACTGTTTTTTCTAGTCCTCATGAAACAGTTCAAGATATCTGTTTAATTAACCCCACACTTAATAATGTTGGTGTTGGTAAAGGCGAAATTGCAATAACAATGTTTTCAAATGCTGTTAAAGGTGATGTTGGTGATTTATTATTTCCGGGATTTGGTGATGTAGAGTTAAAAGGTTTAAGTGGTCGTCCTGGTAAAACAGGTAATGCATTTGCAGCATTAAAAACGTTACCTAAAATGCTTAAAGATCTAAAAGGTCATGATGTATTTACTGGTGGTGAAATTAGAGAAAAATATAAACACCTTGCTAAAAATAGAAATGAGTTATCTTCTTACTTAAACAATGTAATACAATCAGTAGACAAAAAATTCGAAGAAGGTACTTCAGATGGTATAAGAGAAGTTTTAGATTTTGTTGAAGAGATTGATAATGATAGTGAAGTTAAACTTAAAGATGCTAATGATTTAGAATTTCAGCTTAAAAATGATTTAGTAAGAGTTCTTCCTAAAATTATTGATAAAAGATCTTACAATGCCGTTATTAACAGAGTATCAAAATATTTTAACTCATTAAGAGATTACATTAACGCAAACGAAAATAAAGTAGTTGGTGCAAGTAAAGATAGTGAATCAAGTACAACAGACCCTGCAATTAAAAACTTCTTTTTAAATGAATGGGGATTATCAAAAGAAGAAATTATTGATGGGTTTTTAGAATTAGCAAGTGAAGCTAGATTTGATAAAAAACAATTTAAAGAAGGTCTTGATCAAATTTTAGATTTAGACACAATGAGATCATTAGCTAGAAGAAGAGATGATAATCTTTTAAGAGCTATTGTCGGTGCATTACAAATTTCAATGTATAAAGAACATGAAGGATTTAATTACTCAGATGAAGAGATGATATTTTTGATGTTAGATGTTAAAAAATCTACTCAGGTTGAAGTATGAGCGAAGTTTTTAATATTTTTCCTACAACAATCTTTGTTGAGAAAATTGAAAATCATATTAATCATAAAAAAAATTTTTACAAGTTATATGACAAGTATGATTATGAAGAAAATGAAAAATCTAATACGGTAAGTGAAGGTCAAGTAGATCCTCTTTTACATTTAGAACCCTCTCTTGATTCTCTTTTTGTAGAAATAATAAAACATGTCAAGACTTATGTTCTTGATGTTTTACAATTTAAAGATATATTTAATTACAGTATTACAAAGACATGGTTATCAAGAACAAGAGATAAAAAATCAATTCCTTGGCATATACATTCTACGAGTCATATTTCATTTGTCTACTATTTAAGTATTCCACCAAAATCGCATAAAACTATTTTTTTAAATAAAGATAATACAAATAGTTTATTTCTAGGTTCAAATTACAAGGGACGTATTGATGATGCAACTATGATTAGTGAATTTAATGATTTAAATGCAACCACATTTTATCTTTATCCAACTGAGGGTTATGTATCATTATTTCCAAGTAATCTGACTCATGGAACAGAAAGTGTGGATGATAATTTTAATCAAGAAAGATTATGTATAGTAGGGGATATTAATTTAATACTTAAAGAACAA